ACACACTTCAAATTTGAACACCTTTCATCACATACACCATATATTAAACATATACTTACACAACAACAACTACTACCACCACCACCACCACCACCACCATAAACAACTACCCCCCCCCTGCCTTATTCTACTACTACATTATTCTTCCATATCATCAATCGGCAAAAAGAATTGCGTGTCCAATAAAAAAGTATATATATAAGACACAAATTCAGGAATGTGAGAAAAAACAAAAACTATTTTTTGTTTGAACAAAGACAAATCAACCCCCATTATATATCTAAAAAGATTTTTTTATAAAAGCTGATAAAAAGATTGCATTATAATTATACATAATAATGTATACAATTGTATTAGCAGGCGGTCTAGGCAAACGAATGAATTCGGACATTCCGAAAGTGTTACATAAGGTAAATGATATCCCAATGATATGTCTTGTAATACGCGAGGCATTTAAATTAAATACGGAAAATGTATTAGTAGTAGTCGGCAAATACAAAGACATAATAAAAAAAACAATCCACGGATTTTTCTCAAATAAAGAATGCAATAAGATAACTTACATTGTGCAAGAGGATAAAACAATCAATGGAACAACGAAAACGATGGGGACAGGCGATGCAGTTCACTGTTGCATACCGTATTTACAAAAAATAAGAAATAATGGAGACGAGGGCATTGTAATATTATCTGGTGATGTTCCATTAATCAAACATACAACGATCAACTTGCTATTAACAAGCCAAAATGCACTCTTAACTACATTATTAAGAAATCCGTTCGGTTGTGGTCGAATTTTTGCAAACAATGAAAGCGAAATCATAAAGATTGTGGAGGAGAAAGACTGCAACGAGGAAGAGCGACAATGCAAACAAGTTAATTGCGGAATATACAATTTGAACATCGACGTTCTTATAGAGTGCATTCCTTTGATTACAAACAATAACAAAAGTCAAGAGTACTATTTAACGGATATAGTAGAAATCGCCAGAAGCAAACAAATTCCGATTCATGGTGTAATATTGCCTGTAAATAACGGTTCCGAGATTTTGAACGTAAATACTCCTGAAGACCTAGAAATAGCAAATTCACGGGCATAAAATTGATTGGTTGTAGTACTTTTAACGACAATGCAAATCAAAATGGCCCCAATTAGATATTCAGTAGAATACCTCGATTATTGCACAACGTGCGAAACGAAAAAAGTAATACAATGTTGCGACAAATGCGGAGACTCGGTTTGCGAAAATACGGAGTGTTGCACCATCTATCCACAACATAACAGAGAAGATACCGTATTATGTAAATATTGTGTAGATGCAGTCGAAAAAAAATTCAAAGAGGTCAAGGAACCCGAACCAAAAAAACACAAATATGTTCATTTTCAACAAAGGACGTGAACGAGACCACTTTACTCTCCCCATTGTATGATACTGTCTATTTTTTCATCCAGAAATGGATATATAACTCCATATAAACTTTTGATATACACAGTTGGGTGTGTAATGCGTATTTCCATTAAACACTTACCATACTTATTTTTCAAGAGGTTAACGAGACCTAATGCGGTAGCAATTTGCATGGAATGCAAAAATCCAAAACCTTCACCGTCAAATAACCAAATCCACGGATGTTCTCCGTTTTGTTCTAACACCTCTTCATAATGTTTTAAAATCCCTTCTGTGTCCCAATACATAGTCGCCTTTGCGGGACAAGTATAATACAAATTCATACCATTTTGAACTCCAACAAACTCGAACGAGTGACTTCCTGGATTATTTATACAGATTTTACACATTGAATATATAAAATGTTCGCAATGATTTTATATAATTATCCATGATTGTATAAAAAATATATACAGAATTCCGCATCACGATTTTTATACTTTCGATTTAATAGGAACAAATCTTGTTAACAACCACATACTCAAAATACCAAACATATTATAAATCGATTCGCCGCTTTTAGAGATTGCCCAACGCAGAGCAACGCAATGGGGGGATTGTGCTAAGAATGGAGAATAAATAAACCCAATAAGTGTAGCAGGTACACAATATGATACATATACACGAGGACTAGCATAGTGGATGCAAATCCAAGCAACATAGATACCAAACATTGATATGAAAGGACCAACATAATTTTTCAATGAATTGTAATAGGCGTGCACTTTATCGGCGTCCATAAGAAAGATGGTATAAAAATGATTATTTTATACAATTTCAATTTTATCAACTTGCTGGAATGTGTGGTTGATACCAGCCATAAGTTTTTCCCAGATTATCTAAATAATAAGCAGACAACCACCCGAGTGCACCTGAGGCAACATCACCAACGCGATTGATGAGTGGATCCGGACAAGATTTTCCGCCCGGCCACAATGTGATATATTGATTAATAATGTGAATACTCGAATAGAGGTTCTCGAACAGTTCGTATAGAATATGAATGATGACCCATATATAGAAGTCAATACCCCAGAAGTAAGCCACAATTCCTGTTGAAAAATGCAAATATGAATATTGATCTAGAAAAACGGACATATATACAAGGTAAGAAAATTAGCAAGGGTGAATACAGATAAGTACATCTATAAGTAGACCGCAACAAATATCAAGATGTTGAATGTCTATATTAAATCTATGAGAAAAATCAATATATAAAGTTACAATAAGATTATTAAATGAATAAAGCGGACAACAACGAATCATACATCCCCTTCTCGTTTTTATCAGACAGACAAACTGATTTCAAAGGAAAAGAAGAGTATGAGAAATTCCTGCATATCAAACTCAAACAAAAGATAAAAAAGTTAGAAACTCGCATTGAACTGCAAGAAGAGTGTATATTCAAATTGGAAGAACAAATCGCAGAAATGAGATATGGGCGGTCAGAGCAATTGATTAAAATGCAGAACGTACGAACAGAATCATTAGAACATGATGTATTAATCCTAAAAAAGATGGTGACGGACTACATAATGTAAAATAGACAATGCTTATTTTTCAACCTGTTTTTCGCTTGATATCTAAATATAGCCGTCAATATAAAATTGATTTAAGTAGTAGAAACCTTGATGTAAGTATTAGTTAAAAGATTTATTGCCGATAACAATACAGATGCCGAAGACAAGTGAACCTCCAGCGGTTTCTCGCAAACTTCGGTTAGAAGATTTTCTAGATGACGATGACCAACAAACCCCTCAAAACAACAAACAATATTCACGCAATGATGAGAAGGTAGCCAAGAATCAACAAGAATACGGTCAGAAAAAAAGGATTAAGCCCTGACGCACGGGAACAAAAAGCCAACAACAAATTGTACCCAAAGGCTTCAATAAAGGGTTCAGAGGATAAATAAATAAATAAATAAATAAATCGGGCAGCGGTATTATAGTGAATGACGTGGTTTATGTAAACGCATTAATATAAGGTTAATGAAGTTGGTAAATCACTGAGAACATAATACACAACTGGACATTTTTATTGTCGTTTGAACGACAAATTCTATATATAGAGCGTTTGCTCCATATATACAAGCTCTCTGCGCGAATTGAACGCGCGACCTTTACATTACAAGTGTAATGCTCTACCACTAAGCTAAAAGAGCGATGATAGAATACAATATCTACAATGCGACTGCTATAGGATTCGAACCTATGCGGGAATATCCCAGTGGATTTCTAGTCCACCACCTTAACCACTCAGTCAAACAGCCTGAAGCTCTCTGGGCGATTCGAACGCCCGGCCTTACGCTTACTAAGCGTATGCTCTAACCAACTGAGCTAAAAGAGCAATATTATTACAATACCTGCCGGTGTTTACAACATCTACACAAGATAATAAAGCATTGTTTATTTATATAGGTTTGAACAATATATATTTTTTTTGCGCATTATAGTTTGTTGATGTCGATGACTCGATCCATAAAAGGCAGTATTTCTTTGTCGTGAGTGATAACAATAAGCGTTTTGTCTTTTGTTTCAGCGAGGATCATATCCATGACTTTCATTCTCGTATCGCCATCCAATCCGGTCAAAGGTTCATCTAATATCATTATTTTGCCTGGTTTCAAAATGCCGCGCATTAGCAATGTTATTCTCTGCATGCCTCCCGACAAATTCCCTCCGTGTATGCCTGCTCCAGCATAGACACCGTCTGGTAGGTCTGAAAATACTTCAAATAACTTATATTGTTTTAATTTCTGCAGCAACTCATCTTCGCTTACATGATCGTTTCCATACAACATATTGTAAATAACAGTTTCATCAAATAAATTGGTCTTTTGATTTATATAATTCACGTTCTCACGCAAATACTGAAAATCCATATCTCGGATGTTTACACCATCAATCAAGATTTCGCCTTCTTCAGGTTTATATAAGTTGATTAGCATTTTCATAAGCGTACTTTTACCAGAGCCAGAACGTCCAACCAGACCAATTTTCTTCCCCCCTGCAATTTCCATATTCAGGCCGTCAAAAAGAAAATCTTCACTGCTTTGGTCGTATCGATATTTCACGTTTTTGAATTGTATGTCGCCCTTTTGGATGATGTCTTTCCGGGTTCCGTTATGTTGCTCCGCAAAAATCTCATTCAAAAAATCTTTCGAACCGCGAACAATGCCCATTTTGTATATAACTTGGTGGACAAGTCCAGAATTTACATTCAACATATAACCCACTAATTGTCCAATGATTAATAATACGACTATGCCTTCACCAGTTGTAATTTTCTTGTTTACAAACATAGAGTATAATAATAAAATGGATAATGCGTAAAGTCCGATGGTAATCACTTGCGTTAAGAAAATAACCAGATTTTGTGTATTCATAACGTCCTTATTCATTTTGGTGTTCATGTTCTCCATATTATTGTTTTTCTTAATTTCACTGTCCAATTCGTTGTTGATATATACGTTCATGAGGTTGTCTAAACTATTTTGTAAATTTTCACTCAAATTACTATTAAAATATTCTTCCTTTTCACTAACCTTGTCCATTACGTGCATGCCTCCAATTATTTGAACAATCATACACAATACAAACCCGACCAAACTAATCAGACCGAATAGTGGATTTTTCATCAACAAATAACCGACGATGAAAATAGATACGATCATTTCAGGAAACAAGCGGGTAATTGTATATTGAAACATATCTTTGATATTTCGAGTTAGTTCCATGACACGAGACAAATAATCGCCAGTTTTGATGTCTTTGAAATTGTTTAATTGAGAATAGATGGTTTTTTCATATATAATTTCACGTATATGAGCAAAATACTCAGGAACAAGAGTGGCCTCCAAATAGTGTTTTACGCTACCTGAACCGATAATCAAAATCCAAACGAGTACCAATATACTCAACATGCCGGGTAAATTCTGTTTTGAAATATTTTCGCCGAAATTCCATATATCTGGAAACATATTTGTCGTTTTTATTTGTTCAAATACCTTTCCGTATACCTTGGGCAATACAATACCTTCAATTGGAAAAAAGATTACAACCAGTAAAACATAGAATATGAATGTAGTTTTGTATTTAGTAATAAAATCTAATACTAGCGGTTTGAATAACATTACTTATAATAAAAATATAAAAAAAATATATAGAAAATTCTAAAATGCGACGGTTGATTTCTTCTAAAAACGTGACGTCACGATATATTGAAAATCTATTTAAAAAGGCAGATATGTTCAAGAAGACGCCCTATATGGACAAGTGGAAAAATAAAGTCTTGGTCAATGCATCATTTGAAGCGAATACACAAGCGTCTTTGTCTTTCGAAAGTGCAATGTATAAGTTAGGTGGACATGTAATAAACTACAATGGCGATGCATCGGATGCGACTAAAAGCGGGTCGACTCAAGATACAATCAAAACGCTGTCTAATTATGGTGATATCATCACGCTACAACATCAAGACGAGGAGATATGTCGGTATGCAAACCATAATACAAATATTCCTATTATCAATTATGGCGATGGGAATGGCGACAATCCAATACAAGGTCTCACTGATTTATACACCATATATTCTAACTTAGAAATGAATACGAAATATGTAAAAATACTGTTCGTGGGGGACGTCAAACGATCAACCTCCATTAATTCTTTGTTACATTTGTTGAAAAACTTTATTCGCATTAAAATTAATTTTTTACCATATGAAGGAAAAGAACCCCATTACTCTGTTTTATCGCATGTATCTGATATGAATGAGCAACTAATAGAGGATATCATTGTAGAAAAATATAACGTATATTTCGGCGATTACGATGTAATCTATTGTGCACCTATGCAGTCCGACCTGAATAGTCACCTGCGAATGCCTGAATTTATAGTGAACCAGGAATTGTTAACACATGCAAAAGATGCGATTATAATGCACCCATTTCCTCGAAACAGCGAATTATCAACAGATCTGGACGAGGACAAACGAAGCCACTATTTTGAACAACTGCAAAACGGTATATATATTCGCATGGCACTGATTGATAATATGTTGGAGGGAGAAACAATATGAATATCACACTAAAGTGGGATTAAAAATGCGGTGTTTCTTATAATCACTGTCTATATTATATGGTGGTCGGAATAATAATCGGTTGTGTATATTTGTTAGCAATATCAGAATCATCTTATTATGCATACAATTTTTCCTGGTATTGTGCGGATAAAATATACGAATTTATCAAACCGATTTTTGAAAGATATTGATAGAAACAGAATAATTTATATGGTGAGTATATAGATTATTTAAGCAATGGCGGCATTTACAAAAGATTTTTTTGAAAAAAGGGAAGTAGACGGAATAAACATGTATATTATCCCTGCTGGGACAACATTATATCGTGGGGATAGTAACTTTACGGATATTACCCATCCTGAATTACTGAAGGGGGATTACAAATTCTTCACTCCTGACGCTGAATACGCAGATAAATATGGTATAGTTTTTGAATTTAAAACGAAAAACGAATTACAACTCGTCGCTATGGATGATATTAGCGAACAGTTTTTCAAGAAAGCTCCTGAAGATATTCAAGACATATTAGAAGATAATTATGGATATAGTAGTCATAAACGCGATTCTGTAGAAGAAAAGGATTACAAAGTTAGTCAATACGTATGTAAACAAGGATACCAAGGATACGCTGCGAATACTATGAAACATGTAGCTAGGTTGGAAGATGATTTGGATCCAGAAGTAATTATATGTAATGCAGAAGAACACGTGGAGCGTATAAGACGTGTAACTGAAGAAAGTAATATTTCATCCAAATTAGATGAATTAAAAATGAGAAGGACCGAACGCGATAGAGTTGGACCGCGAAAGAAAGCAAGAAGAGAAATTGATGACCGTGTCAAACCTCCCAGTATGGGTAATCTGTTTGGAGATGAAGATGAAGATGAAGATGAAGATGAAGATGAAAGACCACCTGTAAGTCGCTCGTTATTTGGTGGAAAAACGAAAAAATCCAAGAAATCCAAAAAGAAACAAACAAAAAAGAAGAAAGCAAAGACCCAGAAGAAACGCAAGTCAAAGAAGTCAAAAACCGGTAAAAAATAATATATGATAAATGAACCAATGATATATTATTTCAAATAACTATTCAGTATGCATACGAAACTGCAAGTCCCATTTCTCTAACATATCCAAATCTATTTTGGGCAAGACAGGATGACTTTCCCAGAAATAGCGACAAAATGCCCACTGGAATTCATATTCGTCACAATACATATCTGAATAATGGTCTAACAAGAACTTCTGTATTTTTTCAGGCAACAAATGCAACTGTTGTTTGGGAAGCACATAGGCGAGTTGCGTATAAGGCGAAAACGATTGTGTTGACCGTGAAGTCAGTTGCTGTTCGATAAAATTCGTTTCAAAATGAGGAATATACTTACACAAGTCAGCAAACAAAGGAGGATAATGGTAATTGTATTTCCACTTCCAATCGGGACAATCTCCGCTATAATAAGCGCACACCCATTCCAATCCTTCCAAATAGTTATTGCACAACTGTTTCATAAAAGTCGGGTTGCGTTCACACTTGAACAATGCTTGGTAGTAACGTTTGTCCCAATATTGTTCAGATGGACATATATATTTTTCTTCTGCGCGGTAGGCAATGGGTGTATTTTCAAACGCCCTTTTCCTTTCTTCATCTGTGTTTTCAGGGAAACGATAGTGGTCAAATTTGTCTCTTACAAAATATTCTTGGGTCAAATACTCGTGTTCTCTCTTCGCAATTTCATTTACAAATCTGCTGATGTATTTCCATTGTATCTTATTATGTTCAGATATAAAATATGCATCTGCGTGGTCGCCTACGTATTTATTGTATATATCCAACAATACATCGATGCCGTGTGTGCGAATATTCATTGCTGGAAAATGAGGTAGAAAATCATTTCCAAGGAAGAAACAAATGAATACGTAGTCGTAGAGTCGACGGTCACTGGAATACTTACAATTCATATGGGACAGAATTCCTCGTCCAAGAGATTGGATATCTACAAAATGAGGATCTTCACCTTGGCAGTCTACAGGAATGGAATTTTTCAAGAACTCGGGTGCTTCCCTGAAAATATAGATATTGTTGCAATATTTGAGATGGAAAATAGACAACATGATAAGGTCAGAATCGAGTCCATACACCGCGACATTATCGTTTCCGAGTGAATGGTTGCGAAGATGCGAAAACAATTTATGTTCTCCCTCGCCAGGTTCATCCGAACAAGATACAATCATTTTTTTCACGTTGTATTTATTTTCACTGTGCAGGAAATGTTGGTTGATCATTTTAGACAGTGAATTCATAAAATTGGTTCCAGGCGTAATAGAAGAGAGTTCCCATTGCGATGATTTTTTAAAGAGAGGAACGTTGGAGAGATAATGAGATTTGTTTCTCCGGGTTCTCTGTTGTTCCATTTTAGCAAACGGTGCGACTCCATCGAATGCAATATAGACTGTATGTGTTGGTTGCAAATAGCGTATATAGTGTTCTATTTTTGTAATAACGTCTTGGATGATTGTCGTTTCAAACTCCGCGATGTCCATATTAGACGCTTTGTCTGTTTGTATAATCTTATAATAAGCATCATAAATAATAGAATTACAATCCATGTACAAATGGTCAAACGAACCGGATTGAAATGACTTCAAACTCCGTATAATATTGGTGTAATTTTTAATAATATACGAAAAATAGCTAGGAATGCCCATGATGTATGTGTGTGTTATAGTTTGTAATACAATTTATATTTATATCAATTTTTCTATTTTGTAAGACAATATTTATAATAAGTGAATACTATATAAGAAATGGACGACGATAGTGAAAATATCGGCACTTTTATCAAAAATAAAACAATATATATACAACAAATTATACGCAAAACAATTATCGCCGTTGTCCGCCATAATGCCGAAAAATTATTTAGTAATAGCGACACAAAACTAGCAATACCCATATTAAATAATTTATACACGGACTCGGAGACAATATTGCGAGATGTATCTGCACAAACAGATCCGATAGCATTGTATGCATCATTGGATAAATTACAAAAAATAATCAACAACTTGTCCATGATTATATGCGGTTTTGGAACACAAGATATAGAGGAATTATTGTTTATTATCTTTGGTTCAGAATTTAAGGAGCTTTCTTTCCAAGATGAAATTATGCAGGCAAAGTTCGAATTAATTAAACAACATGTTCGTCCCTATGGTTACAAAGTCATTCATTGGAACAAAAAAAAACGATCAACTTCTCGAAGGAAGACATATTGTGAGGATAAAATAATCGACAGTATTCTTGAGATTGATCAATCGAGCAACATAGAGTGCTACGAACTCGAAGGGGAAAACGAACACCTATACAAAAAAATGAATGGTATAAGAATTACGATTCAAAATGAAAAGGCAAAAAAGACGTTGATAATAAATGGGATCATTGACAATATCCACATTCACTGTTTCACCAATAAATATATACAACATCGCATTGACGATATATCTTCGCTCTATTATGTGCGTCAAAAACACGAAAATGAGATAATAGAAGAAATTATTGGCGCTCTTACAATAAAGGACATTCTTATACATGGAAAGAATGATATATTAAAACAAGCGTTTTCCATAATGAGTGAAGTAAATTCATTGAAACAGGCTAAATTAGTGTCAACATTCAAGCAGTTTCTGGAATTAGACACGTATATGAAATGCAAGATGGTGATGAATTTATTACTCTCGAAAGACCATGAAGTCCAATATATATGTTATCTGTTGTATGAACTGCTAGCATTAGACCAAGAAGATTTATCTGTTGCGTCGGTAATGTATGATATATTGCCGTGGAAATTCAAGACAAAATTGGATGAGATGATCAAAGTCTCTTCGAGAAAGTCTGATGATATAACTAAAAGATACGAGGTAAGCCAAGTATCTATCGAACAACAAATATATTTGATGAAAGCTCCTGAAAATGTAAAAGAGAAGGCAATGTTAAAATTAAAGGAAATCAAGGGTCGTCCAGATGAAGGTTCGCAGAAAGCCAAACAATATCTTGAGGGGTTGTTAAAGCTTCCTTTTGGCGTTTATCGTCAGGAACCTATACTAAAAAAAGTGAAGGATTTCAATAAAACAAACAATCAAATGGTGAATGTTCTCAATCAGTATTTTCCGACATTGAATATGAAAATGAAAAATCAGCGCACGATATTAGAGATTTATCAAAACATAAAACACATTCGTCAAAATATAATTCCAGCAACAATACATTCAGTTATTCAGACATTGAACAAGAATACAAATAAATCTACTTCGCAAGTTGTGCAATATATTAATAATATCATGAAGAAAAATGGACAAAAACGCTTGCCTCTGAACCAACCAAAACAAAAACAGATAGAAAACATACAACAGGTATTGAACAATGCGCATGAGACAGACCTATATGAAATATACGACAAAACTCACGAAAAAATAAATGAACAGTTCTCGTTGAAAGATACATATGAACAAGTGGTAGAGTTAGAAACAAACGTTCAAGATGTTGAAACCGAGATGAATGATGTAATGAATACGATGGAAAAGTCTATATATGGACATACAAGAGCTAAGAGTCAGATCATGAAAATCATTGGACAATGGATGAACGGAAAATTAAGTGGATATTGTTTTGGTTTTGAAGGTTCTCCAGGCATAGGAAAAACGTCGCTGGCCAAAAAGGGCATATCCAAGTGTTTGAAGAACGATGACGGTGAGACACGACCATTTTCATTTATCGCATTGGGTGGTTCCGCAAATGGTTCAACGATTGAAGGTCACAGTTATACATATATGAACTCTACGTGGGGCAAGGTAGTAGAGATATTAATGGATTCCAAATGCATGAACCCGATCATATATATAGACGAGCTTGATAAGGTAAGTAAGACCGAACACGGCAAGGAAATCATTGGAATATTAACGCACTTGATAGATGGCACCCAAAATGATGCCTTTCAAGACAAGTATTTTAGCGGCATAGACATTGATTTATCAAAGGCCTTATTCATTTTTTCTTACAATGATCCTGAACAAATCGACCGCATTTTGTTAGACAGAATACATCGCATTAAGTTTGATAATTTATCACTTGAAGACAAAATGGTTATTGTAAAAGACTACATATTACCCGAAATAAATGATAAGATGGGATTTGAAGACGTGGTAGAGTTAAGCGACACATTGATACAATACATAATTGAAAATTACACGCTGGAACCAGGCGTTCGCAAGTTAAAAGAAATATTGTTCGATATGTATGGAGAAATCAATCTTGAAATATTGAAAGTAGATACTTTTCACAGTATGAATATACCATTGCAATTGACTGAATACGACATAGACAAAAAATATTTGAAAAACTATAAAAAAATCAATGAAAAACTTATCCACAGTTCTCCTGAAAAGGGCGTGATTAATGGTTTATGGGCAAACACATTGGGTCATGGCGGCATAATACCTATTCAATGTATGTTATTTCCATCTTCCAGTTTTTTAGAGTTGCGTCTGACTGGATTGCAGGGTGATGTAATGAAAGAAAGTATGAATGTAGCGAAAACCCTCGCTTGGGATTTAACGCCCGAGAAACGCATTAAGGTGTTATTAAAACAGTTCTCGGATACAAAGAAACAAGGATTACACATACACTGTCCTGAAGGTGCAATTTCAAAAGATGGACCATCAGCGGGCACTGCAATTACTGTAGCGATTTATAGCATTTTCAATAACAAAGAAATCAGACATGATCTAGCCATCACGGGAGAAATAAATTTGCAAGGTCAAGTTACACCAATCGGAGGTTTAGACGTAAAAATAATTGGAGGAATAAAGGCGGGCGTAAAAACTTTTTTGTATCCAAAAGGAAACGAACGAGATTTCGAAGAATGGAAAACGAATAACAAAAAGGAGGTAGACGACATACGATTTATTGGCGTATCGAATATCAAAGAAGTATTCAATTATGTATTTGTAGACTAATCAACATTTTCTAAGGATAGTATAAATAAAATGGATTTGAATTTAATTGCATTTGGATACTTATTCTTGCGACTCGCACCTTTTATTTTGGTATGTTTCTTCACACTTAGTTCGATATTCAACCAAGATTTCAAGGGTTTCATTTATTTAGCAGGTGTGTTACTGTCTGTGGTGTTCTGCATGATGGTTTCCAAGACAATGCCTTTCTTTCCGAGACCGGAAAACTACCCCGAAGTATGCAACTTTTTGTTATTAGATACAACAAATGATACATTTAATCTCCCTCTCGCAACAAATATGTTGACGTTTACCTTTGCTTATCTAGCATATGGAATGCAAGAGAATGATGTAGTCAAACAAAACTCATTCACTTATTTGTTTTTCTTAATATTGTTGGGTTTGGATACTTTATGGAATTACAGCAACAGTTGTTATAATGCGATTCCGCTCGCAGTATCGGGTATATTAGGTATGGCGGCTGGTTTCATCTGGGGAGGAATATTAAAAAGTTCGAAGTCGACACATTTGCTATATTTTTCTGCATTAGGTAGAAATGACGTATGTTCTCGTCCATCCAAACAAACATTCAAATGCGAAGTGTATAAAAATGGTAAAAAGATCGCAACAAAATTGTCGAAATAAATGACGATTTAGATATGTAATACAAAACAATGTATATTACATATCAAAGCAACTTAGATTGTTAGTTAACCATTGCTGTGCATGTCGTAACACTCTCATGCGACTCAATTCAGTTGCAATCATCTGTACATTTCGCGATTTCTCCTTATAACTGGATATAAAATAGTTGATTACCTTCACAGTAGAAGCACTTTTATATTTCGCATCCAATTCTTCATGTGGAAATTCAGAAAAATTTTTGCGTTTGTTCACATCGTTATGAAATTTATATAATAAATCTTTTAAATCTCTCTTCGTTTTTATGGACTCAATGTTCAATTTGTTCATATAGTCAGTTGCGTGATCAGTGCATTTAGGACACGGCAAATTTGCACATATAGACTTAATCAGGTTGATTATATCATTTTTTTTCGATAGAAAGTGTTCGTCTTTAATTTTTTCAGCCAAGGTGTGAAACAAAAACCATATAGGTTCTCCCCAGACAAGTCGTATCCCATCTGTTTTTTGAACGTTGTGTATATCATTTGTAGGTTTCACTGGTTGTTTGGTAATCATACGGTTCATTCGAAGCGGAATTGTAGTTTGTGCTGTCTGGTTTATTTGATCATTTGAATTATGTTTGACTATGGCTCGGGCATTATGAAATCTCATTAGCATATTATAATATATTGACAAAAATAATACAAAAAAATGCTATAATTAAAATATAAGAGTATATCAACGACGATGGAAACAAGAGGACAACTAATAAATGCAGTAAAAGACTGGGTCAAATTAGACAATGAAATCCGAAGTATTCAGAAAATTCAAAAAGACAAAAAAAAAGAGAAGGATGAGATATCGAACTCGCTCATGAATATAATGAAAGAAAATGAAATAGATTGTTTTGACCTAAAGGATGGACAAATATGTTATGATAAAAAGACTGTAAAAAAACCTATTACAAAAAAAACGCTATTTGACGTATTAACTAAATATTATGATGGGGACATCCATGAAGCAAACAGTGTGAAAGAGTTTATTATTAATAATCGTGAGGAAACAACAAAAGAGACGATTGTGCGCAAAATTACTAAACAATAATTTATCTCATGCTTACTCAAGGTAAATTAAAGTCCGGAATGGTATATAGGTTGTTCTGTTTTACGTATTTAGCAACTACGCGCGGGTTTTCGGCGTTCATAAGCACGTCTTCTGTATTATATACATTCCCTATATCATCAATGTAGTAGACGATCCCGCTAATTTCCTTCGCATATACTTCATATTTCACAATTAGGTCATTCGAGTCTGCGAGAACATCCGAAATTAGTCCATGAGGCGTGCCCTTTACGTGGGTTCCGCAATATTCACTCTCATTCTTTCTTCTTCTCGTACACTGCTCTCCATTTGCTCTCTTCGCATTGCATCTATTCGTAACAGGCACCGTATTCTTTACCCTTTTTCTTTTATTCAAATCTTCCTTGTCGAATTGCAGTCGGTCATAATCATAGATATGTCTAAGCAGGTCACTTACCTTATCCTTATCTGAAAACTCTAAGTCTCTGCTTTTTTCAAGGATAGAGTGCTTGAACTCGGTAATATAACCCTCAAACTTCTTGTTTAGTCGGCGCTCCATAATAATATCAATGTTAATTATTGGTATTATTTGTAATCTATTCATAATCAATTTTTTGTTTTTTGCCCCCATAATAGGGTATAGCATATTCATTGTCCAATAACCAAGCGTTTACATGTAAATCGTGAAAATATACGTCTGCTAATAATCTACCATATTTCTCAATGCGCACATTTTCTAGGGATACCGTTTCATTGAATATCAATCCTTGCAAATTTGTTCTGGATACGTTTGCGTGTATTCTCTCATTCGAATTATTCGAATTTAATTCGGGTGCATCGATGCCGGCTAACCGAACGGAAAATCTATATAATTGTTTTCCTCGAATGGGATATTTACATGCTACTGTAATGGTATCTCCATCATATACCTTTACTACCTTGGCGTAACGTATTTCTGGAATAAACCGTGCACAGTCGTCGTATTTAATTGTATCCAAATATTTCGGCGGTCGAAAATAGCGAGGTCTACATAATACTTCAGCAACAAAAATGGAAAAACAAAAATATAACAAATACATATCTATATATTTTTGTGATAATACTCATAAGTCTTTATTTCATCATATTGTATACTCCACGGAATACTTGAATTGCCTTGATACAAGCCTCTCTTACATATTGACTTGCTACTTGCTTATCAAATGCTGCATCGCCTGCTAGACGGATCTTGCTATTATCATCATGAGGATGAAATTTCTTGAAACCGCAAAATGATAATTTCTCAGTTTGGTAATATTCTTCATACAAGATATATTCCAGCGACTTTCCGATGGTATAATCTTCATTTTCAAGAACAATATCATAACAATTATCCATCGTGGTTTCGCTGCGCAAGATGGGGACTAAATCAGAATCCAAACTCTGGACCATCTCATTCAACTTGTTTTCCAATGCTTGGCAACCTTTCAAAACTAAATCTTTATTATCATACACTCCTACACTTTGAATAACAAAGTCGAAACTATCGTCTACAAAACTCCTCTGTGCATCGAGCAAGTAGAAGTTCTTCTTCTCAAACGAAATTTCGTCATTTGTTCCATTCTCACCTCGCATACTATCCTCTTTCTTCTGCCAAACCTCGTTTGCCTTCACCAGGTCAGGTGTGTTTCCATAGGCACATTTAGACGCCACATTGAACATTCCGTCTTCTTTGGCAGCGTGGACAGAAAATTCGGCAGTTAACTTAATGTGTTCTCCTGGAATTTGATCGCCAATACCAGGTCTCAATCGGCCGAAATCGATATACATATTTGTCTTTGCATTCATAGGGAAGATTTTCTTTGTTTCCTCGTTCGACAAATAATTTCCGTTTTCTTTATTTTTAATTTTAAAATGCTCGGTAGTAACATACATCAGTGTATCTGTATCATTTTTCACATCCACATCCAACAAGTAGTTTCCTGGCAAAACATTCAAATCTGTTATATGCACAGGAATGCTGCTCAATCGTTGCTTTAATATTTCATTATGAAGTCTGCTTGTATTGATTTCAATATTACAATCGTTGTCTTCGTAGGTTTGTGTATAAATTGCAACGATTGGAATATCAGACAAAATGGTTCGTCTTAAAGCGTTAGCTAAACTTACGTTTACACCACTCAATGTAAACTTGAGAGTGTTATTATCTTCATTCGAAATATTGGTTAGTGATGGATTCATGATATCTTACGTCTATAACTAATATTACTATAATAATTATGTTTAATTCAATTTTATTGTTTTTATAAATGACTTTCCAAAAAAGATAGACGCCTCTCTATAAACCGTATTCGTTCGGTTTCTGTTAATAATCCCCACAATACGCCACATTTGGTTTCTACATTTTTCATTTTATTCACAGAGAAGCATTGTGTATAGAATTCTAGCAATTTGGGAGCACTGTAATCTTTTAACATAACATGTCGCCTTAGTATGTTTTCGCGACCTTCATTTTGTTGCATACAAGACACCGGGCGTCTATTTACATAATTCAACAAATCATAATATAGAACATTTCTATCAACCGGTATATCATATACCTGATACAAATCGCTCTTATACTGCGAGTATTGTTTTATTTCGCATAACAAGTCTTTCGGTTGAAAATTGTAAATATACGGATAAATGTGTTGGTACAAGGTTTCTTCTGATAAATACGAAAATAAAGAATATCGAATATCCGTACTCATAATGTATATTAGTTCTATATTATAATATACATTTTTACAATTATTCATCTGCTATCCTAGTGCGATTGGATAAAAAAATAAACGATACCAATACAAAAGATAACAAAATAGGCATCAATACAACCAACCACGAAAACCACTCTGCTCCACCTTTACATATAATATTCAATACCCATGTCCAGAACGCTATATACAATATTTTTACCATAAAGATAACGGACGTGTTAGGTACCATACAAGAATAATCACCTAAACAATAAATTTCGTTGTTTCCGACATTTTGAAACCCCATTATTGCAAGGGCAGCTATAGATAATATTAAATAAAACTCTGCAGGAGAGCATAACTTTGTGAGACCAATCATTATATATACTACAAAACATAAAAAATGTATACACAAGTATGCATAGATTTTTTATTTAGTTGAACACTATCTTATTCAACGTCTACGTGGGTTAACATATGACGACGACAACACACATTATTCAAACCAAGTTGGTCCAACATTTCACCTTCGGGCGTCTTTTCCACGTTATTTTTAGTTAAATAATTTACCTTTTCTACAGACTCGCCCTTCTGCATTTTAATCTTCCTTACTTCATTTTGATAATATCTATATTTGTCTGCTAAAACAGTTCCGCATGTAAAACATTTAATTGGGATGATCATTTTCTTATACTATTGGTATATTATATAATTCTATATTGATTTTCAATTTTATATATCAATGTTATATATAAAATATGTTTTCAAATGCAAATCGGAACAACCTCATCAAACTGATGCTTATCATTCTATTTTCTCTGCATATATACTACAACGTAACTGAACATTTTACAGCTAAGCCTATTAACTGGAGAGATACTTCACTCGATAAGGAAGAAGTTGAAGACGAAGGACCAAAAATAGAACAAAAGTACATGGAGATTGCGGAGCACGGATACGAGGCTGGAAAATACGATATTCAATATCATGAAACAAATGACAAAATCGAAGAAAAAAACAAAGACGACTACAATTACGATTACATCAAAATAATAGATAAAAATAACAAGGAAACGAGTGTACGCAGACTGCGCATACAAAGCAAGATATTGTTTAAGAACCCAATCGACTACAAATACGGCATTACGCCCTACATCCCCAGTTACACTGATACCGTGTTGCTCAGTCGCTTACGTAAATAATTACTCGATAATAGATTTGCCTGCCGTTGTCTTCTTCTTTCGTTTTGTTTTTTCTTGCGTTTCGCTATGTTCTTTATTATGACATGCTTCGCATATAGATGCTAAATTCGCTTTATGATTTTTATGAAACGAATTAATAAATCCATCTTTGTCTGCAGTATGCTGTTCGGCCAGATGGTGCGTTTCTGTACCCATCGCAACTTCACACATTTCACATTTACCAAGTAATTTCGCAGCATTATACCTGGTTGTATTGTAATTCAATGCACCAGATGTTTCGACAAAATATTTATTGCGAATTTGATAAGCATAATCTAGGAATTCAACGTCCAAATGAAGCGATTTGCACACTTCCAATCCATATGTATTCGATCCTGGGCCATCTTTTAATATACGGTCATATACCAACGCATCTATCTCAGGATTATAGGTAACTTCCATATGTTTTACCGCAAGGTTGGTCAGCGCTTTTACTTCATCGTAATATATCACATCGTGAAAATGCGTCGCAAATATAAAACTACATGCTCTGTCGTGTAGGCGTTTCAACCCAGATACAAAGATACTCAATGCTGACTGCAATTCTGTTCCAGAGCACAATTCATCTCCCAAAATCAAACTATGTTTGTCCGCATTATTCAAAATCACTCGCAACTCAGACATTTCAACTGCGAATGTCGACAATCCACGGAACAAGTTATCATTGCCTAGGATACGAGAAAACAAGGCTGTGTAGGGTTTGTATACAAAACTGCTGCACGGCACATACATTCCACATTGAGCCATAATTACACAAATGCCCAATGCTCGTATCAAACTCGTCTTGCCTACAGCATTGGTTCCATAGAGCAAAATGCCGGCATCATCTTTGCCTATGATAATGTCGTTTGGTACATACACTTCGTGTTGCTGTAAATATTCGATGAGACAGTGTCGCATACTTTTGGCGTCTACGAATGAACTTTCTGCGTCGTGGATTTCGGGACAACAATAATTTCGATTCTTCGCATTGTACGCTTTACACTGTATAAGATCCAACTTCCCAATGTACGTGGAAATCGCACGCAAGTCGTCATACAATTCAAATTCAATAATCTCCAAAATATCCGAAAACAATTTCATCGTTATCTTGGTTAATTGGTCTTCATATTTCACTATATTTCGACTAATCATATCAATCGCATCACAATCTATCTTTTTATTGCCTGAATTGCCCGAAACAAACTTAACATCGTCAATGCTGATGCCGTCAATTGGAGCAACCGCGTTTCTAAAACTACCAGGGTCTGCATCGTATAATTTTAATGCTTTTTTTACGAGTTTACTCCTAGACAAAGTGGACTCAAAATACGAACCCGATTTTTCAGTTTTATGAATTTTCACATATACCATTGTATTCTGTGGCTTATCCACTTCATTGGTGATTGCATTCAAATGGACATGGACGTCATCAAATAATTTCTTGTTTTCATTATACTTCAATACGACCTCATCATATTCGTCTGATATTCCTGGACGTATAATTATATTCCCAGACAATAAACTATTGCTGGAGATACCTTCACAGTCTTGTATAATCAAATATTTATCTACTACAGATTTCACATTTTCGTACTTGTCGAGTATCCACGCTGTTTTGCTTTCCATATCACCATCCACCAGATAATTATTTAACTCATCGTGTTTTTGTATATACGTACTTATTTGATGCATTGTTTGGATAGAACTATACAAATCATAAATAGACGTGGGGAACACTCTCTTCACTATTACTTGTCTCGAAATTTTCTCGATATCCTTGGTCTTATGCAATGTGCTACGTAAATGATCCACCAATTCATAATTTTCATCGCGTAATAAATAACCAATAATCGAATATTCCTGTTTTAACCACTCCTCATCGGTAGTTGGGTTCGTCAGTAAATGACGGAACTTTCTCTTTCCGATCGTTGTGCAACACTGGTTTAAAAACGACATAATGGATGATTTTTTTCCATATCGTTTACTTTCGTTTGAAGCGTCATCCAATATGTTCAACTGTATCAACGTATGATTTGCTAATATGACCCGCGAAGATACATTATTAAAAATAGGCAATGAAATCTTGTTTATCAATTTGGGGTTGCGTTCCTTTACAAAATCCAATAAATAACAATAGGACTTCGTTGCACTATCTTTTTCGCGAAATTCCAAACAAACATCAAAGGTATCATTTTGAAACACTTCGCTAACAATGTGGTTTTGATACACCTGCTTTGTCGCATTCTTTGCCAATGAAGAATTCATATCTACATAATGTATTTTCGAACTGTTTATACCCGAATAATCCATAATCTTTCCAATTTCATTTTTCACATCAGTAGCACACGCAACTATCGTTTCACTTGGATTATATACAGATACATAACGCTGTAATTCATCGAAATTAGATGCAATGATTTTATATTCTGTTTCATATTGATAAAAAGAAGATTCTCCTGTAATTACATCAATCGAAGAAATACCGACTACCATTATTTCGCCTTTATGAATGGAACGAACCATCGGCTTGTGTTTGTCTATCCAAATGCACATAATGTGGTTCGACACTTTCATTTGCGTATCACTAGAAATATACGTACCAGGAGAATACACGCTGTCCATTATGCGCTCTTTTTCGTCTTTATCATCACCTTGCACATAGACAACTGCAGTATATCCTGAATGAATCGTCTTTTCAATATATTTATCCAACGAATTCAATGGAATTCCAGCCATATATACCATTTTACCTTCATATGTTACTTTCTTTTCTTTGCATTGCAGATCACATATGTTTGAAATTTCTTCGATTTTGCTTCCGACAACTAGGTCGCCTTCTTTTATTCCATACAATTCAAAAAAACTTCCGACTTGCATATACACAATCGTATCTTCGCCGTATTTTTTTGCATTTTCACGGGTAACAGAAAAATAATGAGAAAATATCGAGAAGTTCTCCTTTTTCGCCATTGTATAACTATATATTTATGTAAATAATCTCTATACTATTTACAAAATTACATTTCATTTATTAAGCCATCTACTTCTTGTAGCATGCGTATTGCTGCGCTATATACGTAATATCTTGGTCTGCGGACGTGTATCAAATATTTAATATAATATAGTTTATTAATCATATGCATTTTTTGTTTGAATTCACTATCTTCAATCATATACAATTCATTAATAATTACATCCAACCCATTCAATAAGACGCGATTGTTATATCTCATGCGTATCATTTGCAATAAATTTTTCAATAAATTTTTGATTTTGTACAAGGCCTCGGACAATGGTTCTTCTTCTTCAGGTTCAGGAGCAGGAGCAGGTTCAGGAGCAGGAGCAGGAGCAGGAGCAGGAGCAGGAGCAGGAGCAGGAGCAGGAGCAGGAGCAGGAGCAGGAGCAGGAGCAGGAGCAGGAGCAGGAGCAGGAGCAGGAGCAGGAGCAGGAGCAGGTGCAGGTGCAGGTGCAGGTGCAGGTGCAGGTGCCATTAATGGTGGAACATTTTGTTCGTATTGACCAGACATATTTCCAGGTGGAGAAATATTCTGTGCAACATCGACCACCTTGGTTGTTTCATTGTATGCATAACCAAATCCCATTTCTTTACTCGACTTCCATATCAATGCAGTAAAATGACCAGTTTGAGAAGAATAACCCGGATTATTGAAATCATACAATTTGATTTCGTCGTACCACAAATCAATGCTTTTCTTGGTTAACGCCATGACTTCACTTTCATAACCTTGAAAATAAGCAAGATTTTCACCGTAGGTTTTGTTAGTACTGTGTTCAAATAAGCTATTTGTAGCCAAATATGTAGCCCAACTATTTGAAAATATAGAAATGGTATCATTCCAAGTCATATCAGGACATCCATGCAATCGTCGATATTTGTTTACATAAGATACTAGTTCTTGTTTCTCTTCATTGCTGAAAGTATGCTGATAAACAGACATTACTATTTCCACTATAATAGTAATGACTAAAATATTTTTGATAATTTACTGCTCGATACACAGTATGGTAATATGGTAATCGTGTGATATAACTGACTTGACGGTGAATATTCTATATAAAATTGAATAAGAAAGAGATAAATGCATAGAATGTACAAAATATACTCAACACGAATTATTCAAAAATGAAATCTGATCCATATGTGGAATATAGAAATATACCCGACGACAATTATGGATATTTCGTATCATTGAATGAACACAATGAAATTATGCGCTATTCAAATAATGGTACTGCAATTTATTGCTGCGAAGACCCTCCAGCAACTCCTATAAAAAATTTAAAATCATCAGTTGAGCATGCAAAAAACGAACCAAACGTTGTTGCAAATCTGCAACACAAATTCTCGGAAAATGTCACTAGAAAAGTACATTATCGACAACACGTATTTGATTTAATCTTTGCAATACTTGCTGTAATCTTCTTTGCAATTACTACGTTATCTGTATATTTCATTCTGATTATCTGAATGTTCATGTGCCTTCCTCTGTGTTACCATTCAAAAAATTGTACAACAAGTTGTCTGGATTATGATTTTTTACTTCTCCACATATGAGCAAAGCAGTTTCATACATCTTACGCAATACATCGTTGGGTGTATTAGATCCAACTTTGATAAATCCGTTCTTGATCAAATAACTTCTGACATCATTTATGGGAACCATTTTCAAATGCTGTATTTGATTGCTCACATGATTGCGTATAGTTTTATTCGAGACGAGTACGCCAATTTTTGAATAATACTTGGAACGCCCCACTTTATGTTTTCGGCGGATTGTTTTGCGCTGTTTTAGTTTGCGTGATTTCTTAATCGGCTGCGGAATGATAGTCGAGGTTGGTTGTTTGTTATACAAGGACGGAAAACGTGTAGAAAGAGTTGGTTGAACAGTTGGTCTATTTTCAGTAGTAGAATTAGAAGCAGCAGCAGAAACGGATGGCTGATTATATATAGTACTGCGCTGCATATCGCCTCCTATCGTGAGAGGTTCTCTGTTAGACACAGTCTTATTCATATAACTGCGATAAGTCGGTAAATTTCCATTTTTCAAACAACCATACGCTGGGGTGGAGGTTGTTTCTAACTCATTTCGCACGTTTTCAATCGTGTCGCGCGCATTTGTCGCCGCTGAATAGGGTTCTATTGATGGATGTGCGCGCAGAGTAGCATTATGAGGACTGACCCGTGTTGAATGCTTTTCTGCAATGGTATTCAAGTAATTCTTCGCTTCATCAAATTCTTTATTGAAAGACGATACGTGGTGACTGCTGGTCGGTTCATTTTTTGTTAGATTAATTTCTGTGTCGTATTGTTTTTGTTGTTGTTGACGTATCAAATTTAACAATGATTTTTTTCTCAATGTAGTTGCCTGGCTTTTCGACTTTGTATTTCGAATGCGTATGTTTCCCTCTGGCTTTTCTGTTTTTTTCTTTTTGGATTTATTATTGGAAAATGAAAAATCAGATAAATTGATCTTCAATAATTTTTTTTCTTCCATTTGTATCTTTATATTGTAAAAGTATAATGTCTTTGTATATTCTTACGCTATAAATATTTCTAAATAACAATTTTATACATACATTGCTTGTAACGAAACAGAAGTAGTCTTATTTTTTTGTTTTTTCTTATTGCTCAAAAATAATTCTTGCCCTTCATTTACATCACATATTGTAATCGTTCGAATTTCTTCTTCTGATTTTCCGTATACTCTGCGACTATGTGCAATTTTTGTATACATCAACAACAATTCCATGTCTCGTCCAAAATGCGGATAGTGTTCCATTCTGGTTTCAAACCATGCATTCAATTCATCTGACGTTACATCCGTTGTCCATTCTTGTTCTAGAATTTTCTTATGGAATATCTCCTTCAACTCTTTATGTGTATAAGAATCCGTATAAAATCTCCATATAAACCTAGATTCCAACCCTTTATTTACTCTGAAAAACGTATTATTCAATTCGTCTTCATATCCAGCAATGATTACCATTAAATCGTCTTTATGATCACTTAATGATTCGCACAATGTATCCAAACATTCTTTTGAATAACTATCACTATTCTCACTGGTATCGGGCGCGAGAGAATAGGCTTCGTCAATAAATAGTACACCACCAAGGCTTTCTTCAACAACCGTTTTTGTTTTCATAGCAGTTTGACCTAAATATCCAGCAATCATGTCAGAACGAGTAACTTTTTTGAACACGTTATTTTTCAATATGCCTAGTTTTGAATACAGCGTTCCAATGATTTCTGCGATTTCTGTTTTGCCTGTACCTGGAGCACCATAAATAACTGTATGTTTAAAGTCCGACGTATTTTTGCCCTCGTGTAGTTTCTGTATGAAGTATAATAATTGGTATAAAATTGTCTTCTTTAACTCCATCATTCCTATCATATTATTCAACCGATGCAATTCATCTTTGATATTATGCAATGATTGCAAATCGATGTTGTATTCGGTTGTCTCACTTACTTCATAACTATCAATAATGCGAATTAAGTCCTCAATGGCGTTAATATTGGTATCGATAAACACCTTCTTTTTCACGGAACTAATTGGCGACGGAGGAAGCGCCATATGAAATTCATTGTTTGAAACATCAAACTGAAATTCGTTATTTGTTTTCCACAAGTCGTAATTGCTTTTCAAATTAGCATCCTTGGCGCTGTTCCAATTCGACTGCGAATAACAATCATAATACATATTGCTTGGGCTGGATATCGGTTGATGATGTACCGAACTCAAGTGTTGTAAGTGGTCTTGATAAAAATTGTTGTAATAATAATTCGTTAATATGTAATTATTCAATAAATGATAATCAGCTAAACTTGTATCGGTTTCATCCTTTTTATGGAATGCATCCAAATGATCAATAAAGTAGTTATTCATTCTAGGCATGTATATAATGATAGGTTTAACTCGATTATATAAAATTGATTTTATGGTCACCACAACATGTAAATGTAAACAATCATGGAATACAAGATGGAATCCGCACAAAGTGGGGTATATTCTACAAATTTGAAGAACATTCAACCTAACATGGACCGCATAAAAAGCGAGGATCCATTAATTGACTACGACAAAATCAACACGACTAATTTTGAATCGGAAGATGAAATCGAAAAACGCATATTGTCTCATATTGGGAATTACGTTGAAGAACCGTTCAGTCTCATTGAATCCTATTTTGCCGGAAAACATCTTGAATGTCTCGTTCGTCATCAAACGGAATCGTACAACCATTTCATCAATTATCAAATCCAGCGAACAATTCAAATGTTCAATCCTGTAAAAATACACTCTGAAAATGATTACGTACCCGAAAAAGACAAATATATGTTAGATGTAGAAATCTCCTTTGAAAATTTCAAATTGTATCCTCCCCAAATCCACGAAAACAATGGAGCAACGAAGACTATGCTTCCACAAGAGGCGAAACTTCGCAACTTCACGTATGCATCCGGTATGACGATTGATCTGAATATCAAATATATTATTCGCAACACCGACAATATGGAAAATGAAAAGATTATCGGAAAAAAAATACCAAAAATCAATATTGGAAAAATGCCTATTATGTTGAAATCATCTATATGTACACTCACACAAAACCCTCACATTGACCCACGCATGACCGGCGAATGCCATATGGATTGTGGTGGTTATTTTATCATCAAAGGGTCAGAGAAGACAGTGCTCGGACAAGAGAGAGCGGCAGAAAATCGCATTTATTGCTTTGATGGTAAAAATACTACCAAGTGGAGTTGGTATGCTGAAATCAAATCCGTTCCTGATAACAAATGTATTTCTCCAAAGCAGATCGAGATGATGATTGCTACAAAAAATAATGGATTTGGTCACGGAATTTATGTAAATATCCCGCGTGTTAGACAGCCAATTGAACTATTTGTTGTATTCAGAGCACTTGGTGTACTAAGCGACAAAGACATATGTAAATATATTGTACTTGATATCGACAATCCAGATAATGCAACTATGCTACGGTTGCTACAGGCATCGGTAATCGACGCAAAGAATTGCATGCTGAGAGAAGATGCAATCGCGCATATCAACAGTTACGTCGCATATACTCCATTGAACATGGACAAAGAAATGGGTGCTCGCAAAAAGCACGAATTTACCATGGACGTATTGAATAATGATTTGTTTCCCCATTGCAAGACCCAAGAACAAAAACTATATTTGCTTGGTTATATGGTGAATAAAGTCATTCGAACGTCCCAAGGTCTATTGCCTACAGACGATAGAGATTCATATGTAAATAAGCGCATCGAATTGACTGGAACACTATTAAATAATCTGTTTCGCAACTATTTCAACAAATTGGTAAAAGAAATGCAGAAGCACGTTGTTCGTGAGATTAACAATGGTTCGTGGAAATCATCAGAAGACTACGAAAATATCATCAACTCTACTAATATTTACAAAATAATGAAATCGACTACGATTGAGAATGGTATCAACAGAGCACTATCTACCGGCGATTTCAGTATCAAGCAGTCCAACAGTTCAAAAGTAGGCGTTGCACAAGTATTGAACCGACTGACCTATGTATCCAGTCTTAGTCATTCTCGTAGAATTAATACCCCCTTGGAGAAAAGTGGCGAATTAATTGCTCCTCGAAAGTTACACAATACTACCTGGGGTTTCTTGTGTCCGGCTGAAACCCCAGAGGGTCAGTCAATTGGTGTAGTGAAAAATATCAGTTATATGGCGCACATTACTATTCCAACAAACAGCAGTTCATTGTATCAGTATATCAAACCTTACGTCATCGCATTCGAAGATGAGGCATTCGCCAAACTCCCTTCTATTCAAAAACTAGTAAAGGTGTTTATTAATGGTGCTTGGGTTGGAATTACAGAGGATCCACTCACATTCTACAATGATATGAAAGACAAGAAATATAGAGGCATTATCAACATCTACACGTCTATCATATTCAATTACAAACGTCTTGAAATCCGTATTTGCAATGATGGCGGTCGCCTAACACGACCTATATTGAAAGTGAGAGACAACAAAGCTCTCCTTACAAAAGAAATTGTCGATAGGTTAGAAAACAAAGAACTGGTATGGAATGACTTGATTACTAGTTGTGTATTGGACGAATCGGTGATAGAATATATCGATCCAGAAGAACAGAATTATAGTATGATTGCGATGAAGTGCAAAGATAAGTTTATGAAACAAACAAAATACGAGGGTTATTTCAAGTATACTCACTGCGAAATTCATCCTAGTACCATATTTGGTGTATTGGCTTCGTGTATTCCATTCCCAGACCACAATCAGGCACCCAGAAATACATATCAATGTGCGATGGGCAAACAGGCAATGGGTGTATACGCAACCAATTATGATAACAGAATGGACAAGACAGCCTATGTATTGAATTATCCTAGTCGACCATTGGTAGACACGCGACTGATGAACTTCATTCATTTGAACAATATTCCATCGGGCACGCAAATTCATGTTGCTATTATGACTCATACTGGTTACAATCAGGAAGACAGTGTTCTTATCAACCAAGCATCGATCGACCGAGGACTATTCATGGCGACTATTTATCACACAGAGAAAGATGAAGATAAGAATATTATTCGCGATGAAATTATTCGCTGCAAGCCTGACCCCAGCAAGACACGCAGTATCAAATACGGCAACTACGAAAAGTTGAACAATCAGGGTTTTATCAACGAAAACGAGCGTGTGGAAAATAGAGACATTATTATTGCGAAAATCGTGCCTATCAAAGAGAACAAAAATGACTTGACGAAGGTAATCAAGTATGAAGACCAGAGTAAAACATTCAGAACAAACGAAGAGTCGTATGTGGACAAGAACTATACAAACCGAAATGGTGATGGTTATAACTTTGCGAAAGTGCGCATAAGGACTTTAAGAAAGCCTACCATTGGAGACAAGTTTAGTTCAAGACATGGACAAAAAGGAACGGTTGGTAATATTATTCCCGAATGTGATATGCCTTTTACAAAGGATGGCCATCGTCCAGACATTATCATTAATCCTCACGCAATCCCTTCTCGAATGACGATTGGGCAGTTGAAGGAGACACTTCTTGGAAAAGTATTGCTAGAAATAGGAATGTTTGGAGATGGAACCAGTTTTGGCGATCTAGACGTGAAAACCATCGCAACTGAACTGCAAAAACTTGGATATGAAAGTTATGGTAACGAGATCATGTATAATGGCCTTACAGGCGAGCAATTGGAAACCAGCATCTTTATCGGTCCAGTCTTTTACCAGAGGTTGAAGCATATGGTAGCCGACAAGCAGCATAGCAGGTCAATTGGTCCTATGGTGAATTTGACCAGACAACCAGCTGAAGGTAGAAGTAGAGATGGTGGCTTCAGAATAGGCGAGATGGAACGTGATGTAATGATTGCGCACGGAATATCGAAATTCTGCAGAGAGAGGATGTTTGATGTATCAGACAAATATTCAGTATTTGTTTGCAAGAAATGTGGTATGATTGCATCTTACAATGACGGCAATGCGAACGCAATGTACGAGAATGCCGATACCACTATACATCTATGTAAGATGTGTAATAATCATACACACTTTTCAAAGGTAGAAATCCCTTATGCATATAAATTGATGGCGCAAGAACTTCAAACAATTAATGTAGCACCGCGTCTTATTACTCAATAAGTAAATTATAATTAACAATCTTTAATACAACAATGCGAACAAGTGGTCGTATTTTTTTGTATTGTGTATATAATCGATATACTTTTTACATCATGGATGATGATATGCCGAGCGTATCAGACAACAGTGAAATTAATGATATGAGACTACCGAAAGAGTTTAGAGGGGTTACTTTTTCAGAATACAAAAAAATATTAGTGCGCAATGAACTGGTAAGAGCCATGTTAAATAACAAAATCGAGCCTGCGTGTTATTGGACAGTAGAATTAATATGCGCTGGACATTTTATGGATGTATGGGAAACCATATTGTTTTTTGTTGGGAAATACATACACATCGGAAACCCAAAAATTGTTATTTATTTAGAAAAGCGATATGAGGTATTCCGCAGTATCCTGAACCAAGGCGAAATGATAAATGAACTGCAACTGCGAAACCACCCAACGATCCGAAAGTTGTTTGCAGAATTAGTGAGTGTTCTTGTTATGTCTTCCAAAAAAAACAGTTTCGAAGCAATCAAAATCAATCGCCAAGAAGAATATGATATTACCCAAATGACTGAACGATTGCTTGCTCCAAGTGTAAAATATGCATCAGATTCATTTATGAATGATGATCCCAATGAACTATATATCGCTTTGAATGAATTTGCATACAACATATCAAGCGACAGATTAAATATGAGGAACGCGTGTTATTGGGTGGAATGGATACTCGATTTTGACTTAATTTGTAGAAAAAAAAAGCAACCTTGTTGCTGTGAACCACGAGATTTTGTAAAAGTAGAAAGTAAATACCGAATTGATTGCATATGGATATTATGGGACATTCTGTTTTCGTATTGTGAAAAGAAAGATTCAACGTACATTACTCGTCTTCTTCAGTCATTGTTCCAACTATTTTGTATAAAATATACAACTGCTTCTTGTAAAAGGCGTAGATTTCTTCTCTATTTCGCAATATCCTTATTGACCGAACATGTACCAAACAACATTGAATTAGTTACAAATAAAACGATTGTTTCGAATGTAACAAATAATATTAATCGCGTATACAAACAACTGCGCGAAAACGAGCACGTACCAACTACTGACTATTTATTTGCTAATTTGGAGAAAGAAACGCAATTTGAAAATACAATGAGAAAACTTCAATTGGTCCAAACATTGGATACCGTATAAATGCAGTTATACATACTTATTCACCATCACTTCTTTGATAACATTGCGAACTATTTTATCACGGAACTGTTTCGTTTCTTGTTCACCAAACCCACCTAATGCGGCATTCGATACTTTCAAATATTCTTGATTTTGGGGAGTGTCGAATACATTGTACTCAGAATGCTCATCTGCCCACTTTTTAATGTTTTTGCAATTTTTGTTCGATACTTTGTCTACGATTTCTTTGAGTTTATCTTTTGAATTGTTCTCCTTTAACCATTCATCGTTCTCTCGAATATACAGCGTTTCTCTCTTCATATCAGTGCAGTGAAGTGGACGTTTATATGTATCAAGTTCTCGTAATTTATTCACCAAAATTCGTGAAATTCCGCCCGCATATCCTAATCTACCTGTTTCTGTGAGATCCTCCAAATCTAATTCCATGTTTTCCAAAAAGTCCGACATATTGATTGCATCTTTACATTGTTCATTCAAAAATAAATTCAAGTTGAACTTCTGATTGTTATTAATGTTTGTCTGGTTCTCTATATGGGGCCCGTTTGTTTTGACTGCCTCTATCAATTGTTTTTGTAATTGTTGGTTCTCTTGTTGGGTATCTTGGATTTGTTTGGATTGCTCTATCATTAACTCCTTGAATTCTTGATTTTGCTTCAATAATTCTATAAATACGCTCATATCGGGCATTATCGGAGCGTCTTCACGGGTTTCTGTGGGAGTTTCTTCTGTAGGTTCTTGTTTCGGAGTGCATTTTTGTTTGTGGTTCCATAAAGACGACGCATGCTTAAATTCCCTACCACAAGCACACATATAAACCTTATTATGGTGCGGCATTTTTTGGCTGTTTTTTCCTTCGTCGTTTTTAGTTGTTGTTCGTATTTTATGTTTACGTGTCGTTATATGTGCATTCCAGTTACTCAACTTAATGCATTTAAAGTCACAATTGTTACAATAAAATGATTTGGATTTTTTTGCATTTTTTTCGTTCGTCATTCTTCGTATATTAGACGAACAGAAAAAATGCCTAAACCATTTCGCACTAAAATATAAAAAATATATATGCAGCCATTTTTTTCAATGAAAAATCAAAATCACTGCATTATGCTATGAACCCGTTTTTCAACTTTTCTTTTCCAAAGACTTTCTCACAAAAATGAAAATTGGACATTTTTAAAATGTCCAAAAGTGTGAAAAATTCTAGAGAGTTTGAAAAATAATATACCTTTTACAATTTATTCACCATGACTTCTTTTATTACCCCTCTAATAATTTTATCTCGATATTGTTTGCATTCTTGGTCTCCCATTCCACCCAATACTGCTTGGGTCAGTCTTACAAATTCCATATTTTCAGGCGAATCGAAGATGTTATAATCTGGGTGTTCATCTGTCCATTGTCGTATGTTCTTGCAATTTTTGTTGGCTACTTTATTGACCAAATCATTTATTTTTTCCTTCGAATTGTTTTCTTTTGACCATTCATCATTTTCTCGAATATACAATGTTTCACGTTTCATATCGGTACAATGAAGAGGTCGTTTACAAATGTCCAATTCTTGTAGTTTATTTACCAAAATGCGCGAAATCCCTCCCACATATCCTAGACGACCCGTTTCGACAAGATCTTCCATGTTCAATTCTATGTTATCGATAAACTCCGACATATTAATCGCATCCTTGCACTGTTCATTCAAAAAGAAATGCAAATTGAATTTCTGATTATTATTAATGGTATTATGAACGATTTTACCTTCTTTCACTGCCTCCAATAACTGCTGCTGCAAATCCTGGTTTTTTTGCTGTATATCTTGTATATTTTTTGATTGTTCCACCATGAGCTCCTTGAATTCCTGATTTTGAATTATTAAATCAACAATTTCGGGTTTGTTTGAGAGAGGGGCGAATTCTTGATTATGTTCAAATTGTTCATCTTCGATTAGACTTTCAATACATACACGTTTATGTGCAGATAATGTCGACCGATGTTTATATGTCTTACCACAATAGCAGTTATAAATAATTGGAGATTTTTTGTTAGGATTTGTTAGGTTTTTGTGTTTTGCAGTGGACAGATGTTTGGTATATTCACTATTCTTGCTGCATTTATAATCACACGTTTCACAAATAAATTTATAGGATATTTTTGGAGATTTTTTCATTAGGATTGTTAGGTATAATATCCTAACACAAAAATCTCCTAAATTGGTTTTTGAGAAAATAATAAAAAAAAGTATGCAGCCAAATATCCCACACAAAAATAGAAATCACTGCATTATGCTATGAACCCGTTTTTCAACTTTTCTTTTCCAAAGACTTTCTCACAAAAATGAAAATTGGACATTTTTAAAAATGTCCAATAGTGCAAAAAATTCTAGAGAGTTTGAAAAATAATACATCTTTTTAGAGTATCTACACTTGACACCACATAATACAATAATATCACTATTTATATCATTTGCATACTGTTGTGCATTGGTTGTGATGAAGTATATAAAATCATCTGTATACTAACAAATGACCAATGTAAAAATATATCTAATCTATATACAATAGTTGAAAAATCAAAATGAATAAATCAAATGAAAAAGAAATTGATATGTATTTTCACTCGGCATTTCGCAATGTAGGATTATACACATCTTTATCTTTTGGTGCATTAGCGTATTCTCGGGTTTACCGAGGGAAAACGCCAATGTATGATGCAATCTTGATAAGCATTAGTTTGTTGTTTTTGCTGTTATCCTTCACAATGAATTATATATTGAATGGAGATATCAAACAATATTTAGAACATAATCCCGATCAAAAAAAAGAGAATATTTATTTGATGCTCACGCACGCCGTGTATGTTACTCATGGTGTGTTGCTTTCATTGGGGATAGGAACATTGGCTATCAATTATTTGATAAAATAAAAATTTCTATAATATATTTTGTACCTTATAATATATACTATGAGCGCGTGGACTGATTTTGTGACCAAATTCTATCACGAGAAGAAGGAGAAGAACAAAGACTACCAATTCAAAGATGCTTTGAAGGATGGAGCGAAGGAATACAAGAAGGGAAAGGTTGATAAGGGAAAGGTTGATAAGGGAAAGGTTGATAAGGGAAAGGCTGATAAGGGAAAGGCTGATAAGGATAAGAAAAAAAAGTAAATGCAAACGTGCTTCACTGATTTCATAAGTTTACAAGAAAAATTATGAAATATTACAATTAAAATATGTTTATAGGACTATTTGTTATCTATTTTTGAATGGGCGTCTTGGACACTTTCTTTACTACCTTCGTTGCAGTTTTAGTCTTGACTGCCTTTGATGATGCCGATTTTGGTTCGCCTATTTGCAGTTTCTCGCGCTTCGTCTTGTATTTTGCATATTCACTGCTCAACTTGTCCAATTCCTTCAACCACATCTTCTCTACCGTGGTCTTTTTCAATACATCCAACGCGTGCTCCGTGTCGGTCTTTTCCTTCATAATCTGTTCGACATTCTCTTCTGTTACGGAATCCATAGGCATCTTAATCAAATACTTGTAGTCGCCATCAATCATCGCATATTGCTTGTCTTGAAGCAATTTCGTGACGACTTCGCCTTTTTTGCGACGAAGGTCAATTGTTCCGGCAAGTGTTTCTTGGATATATTTCGCACGGTTCGACAACTTCACCAACTTACTTTCCATTTCTTGGATCAAATACGCTTTTCTCTTTTGGTAGAGTTGGATACGCACATTGTAAAAGTCGTCAATAATTTCTTCTACGTTTGCGTATTTGTGCAATTTGCATTCGCTATTGAACATATGCATATTTGTAGTGCTGACCGTAGTGGATAGTTTCAATAGTTTTTCCACACCGTTGATACCATTCGCATCTTCAGTTGCTTGTAACTCGTTCAACTTGCCCCTTGGGAAAGTGATTGTAAAGTCAACGGTCACCTCTGTAGAAATCGATGTAAAGTCGCGGATCTGCGACGGGCTACGCTTGCCGTTTTTATCTACAACACCATCCATCAAACCTTCCAAGAAACTGGTATAAGGCATTGTCCAAGTTCCGACAGGCAATTCTGTGATGCGGACTTTATCATCGCCAATCTTTTCATATAGACCTTTGATGAGATACTTTTGATCAATCAATTTACTAATCGACCCCTTGAACCCCTCGTAATAAGGAACAAACTCGGACGCTTTCGCATTTCCGCTCTTCAACTTGTTTTGTAGATATTCAATTATTTGACGCGGCTGGTAGGAAGGGATCGAACAAGAGAAACCAGTTCCAATGCCCGAGATACCGTTCATCAATGCGAAAGGAATAATGGGAACATAATATTCAGGCTCGACAATCGTTCCATCATCATTCAAATACTGCAACACTGGGTCATCTGCCTCTGGGAAGATAGAGCGAGTAAGGGGGTTCAGCATAGTGAAGATGTATCTCTCCGATGCACTATCATCACCACCGTGAAGGCGTGTTCCAAACTGACCATTAGGTTCCAATACATTAATGTTGTTGGAACCAACAAAGTTTTGAGCCATGTTCACAATCGCTCCATTCAAACTGGCTTCACCGTGATGATATGCGCTGTGTTCCGAAACATATCCTGAAAACTGCGCAACCTTGATTTCGCTTGTAAGTCTACGCTTGAAAGCAGAATACATAATTTTACGAAGAGAGATTTTCAATCCGTCTACCATATTTGGAATGGAACGAGCACAATCATACGTGCTGAAATGGATCATCTCTTTGTTAATAAAGTCTTCATATTGAACAGTTGAATGGCTGGTATCCAAATAGGCATCTTTATCGTAATTTTCCAACCACACCTTGCGGTCATCCGCGCGTTTTTTGTTGAAAATCTTATCGATGATATTATCACTGTCTGTGCCGGTATGTACAAAATCTACAATTTTCTTGTTTGCGAAATAGTGTTTGAATTCTGTCGCCGTCGATGTACCCAGACCCTTAAAATATTTTACATTCCATCCACTAGGTCCTTGTGGACCAAATGAATTCTTCCATTCGTTATATTCGCCGTCATTATAAAACAGTTTCACCTGTGAACCCTTCTTTGCTCGCAAAATGGGCGTGTTCATAAACGAAATGAAACCAGGTATCTTGACTAAGGATGCCCACTCGCTATGAAACATATTGATACACAGTCCTTTGATATGTGAACCATCCAAATCCTGATCGGTCATATACATAATCTTACCATAACGCAAATACTTATTCACCTCTTCAATGGTGTCGTATTCTTTTCCGGTTTCCAAACCCATGATTTTTTTGATATCATTGATTTCCTTGTTTTCTGCGATTTTTTTCACTTGTTCCCCGCGAACATTCAATAACTTACCTTTCAATGGGTAGATACCGATTACATTTCGGTCATCGCTAGACAGTCCAGATACAATACCAGACATAGCACTTAACCCCTCGCACAAAATCAAGATGCAATCCTTCGAATTCGCTGTGCCGCTAAGATTCGCATCAATGAAGTTCGCAATGCCCCTTACAGACTTCGTCTTTGAACCGTCGGTCTTCTTCGCCAATTTGTTTTCCTTGGCTTCCGTTAGGGAACAAGCAGTTTCCATAACGCCCATCTTCGCAATCTTCTCGATAAAGTTGTCGCTAATATTACATGTTGATCCGAACTTAGCAGATGGCGTGTTCATATAGTCCTTCGTCTGACTATCAAATGACGGGTTTTCAATATCACAACGCAAGAACAAGATAAGTTGTTCTTTGATCGATGAAGCATTGACCTTGACCTTCTTTTTTTTCTCGATGTAGTCACACAGTTTGCGAACAATCTGTCCGGTAATGTAGTCGACATGCTTGCCGCCTTTGAATGTACAAATGCCGTTTACAAAAGACACGTGTAGGAATTCGTGTGTAGGGGACAATGCTACTGCATATTCCCAACGCTCATTGTCGTCGTTTTTCTCATATACACGTTTAGTTGTACCTCTATCACCGAGATATAGGTCGATGTACTGTTGGAAATTTTTGACGGGAATAGGTGTTTGGTTGTATAACACCTTAATTTTTTTGATAGAATGGTCGGTAACGGCTCCAATATCATATACACGTTTCTTAAGAAGGGCCATCATATCAGAAGTCAGACCATTTACTCCAAGACGTTTGTAATCAGGTTTGAAGGTAACCTTTGTATACGATTTTGAGTTTACTGGAACTTTGGTAATCTTGGGAGGGTCGATCTTGTCCAAGTTGTTGTGGAATTCTTGGACGTATTTCAACCCTCTTACATGGTCAACCGTTTCCACGCGACCATACAAAGACCAGATAAGCACTAACTTGAATCCAAATCCATTTTTGCCGCCAACAATGCGCTTTTCGGTTTTATCGTAATTGGTAGATGTGCGTAGATGACCGAAAATCATCTCAGGAATCCATAGGTCGTATTCGGGATGCTTTGCGATATCAATGCCGTTGCCGTCATTGGAGAGGGTAATGGAGCCATCTTCTTCGATGTTGGTTTCAATGAAAGATACAAAATGTTTATGGATAGAGTTGAGTTGGATCATGCGGACAACGTGGTCAC